TTGACAATTCTACTTCTGCTCTTACTCTTGAGGAGAAAGTATTGACTGTAACTGACCTTATGGTTAATATCCAACTTTGCAAAGCAGAATTTACAAAAGATTGGGAAGCGGCTCAAACAGGTCGTGGCTTTATCAATGATGTAGTTCCTGCTAACTTCTCTGATTTCTTAATCTCTCACTTGGCTGCTAAGGTTGCTCAAGAGATTGAGTGCAATATTTGGAAAGGTAACTGGCCATCTTCAGGATTCACAGGATTCAACGGTTTACAATACTTAATCGATGCCGGTAAAGGTGGTACACCTGATGTTGACTTTACAACTTCTTTGGATGCTAGTAACGTAATTGCTAAATTGCAGTTATGTACAGATGCATTGCCTGCTACATTGGTAGGTTCACCTGATTTGAAGATCTACGTTAACCGTAAGACTGCACAACTTTACCGTCAAGCTTTGGCTACTGCAGGTTACCTTCAGACTTTCCAAGGTACTGCTACATTCCCACTTACCTTCAACGGGTATGATGTGTATGTTTGCCCAGGTATCTCTGACTCAGTAGTTATCTTAGCTACTCCTGCTAACTTAGTGTTCGGTACAGATTTGAATTCCGATTTTAACGAAGTTAAGGTTGTAGACATGAGCTTTACTGATGCATCTGACAACGTGAGAATGGCTATGCGCTTCCGCGCTGGAGTTCAGTACGCTGTACTTGGTGATATCGTTATCGGATTTGATAACTAAATAATACTCCTTTGTTAAAAGAGTGGGTTAGCTAATAGCTGCCCATTCTTTGCAAAGAATATTTTACAATAATAAAAAAAAAATTTACACTACCATGAGTTGTCTGACCACCGCGGGAATACTAATTGCTTGTAAGGAAGCAATCGGAGGCATAAAAGCCTTATACTTAGGGAATTACGCTACATTTGCAAACACTGCTACCATTAACGGCACAACTAATTTAGTTACTGCTCTTGCTACAGGAAGCGTTTACGAATTTGAATTACCTAAGCACACAGGATCATTTACAGAAGAGGCTGCAATCTCTATTGAAAATGGTACTGTATATTACACACAAACAGTTGTAGCTATGTTTCATGGCATGACTGCTGCACGTTCACTTGAGCTTCAAAACATTTCTAAAGGTCGCAACGTATTATTCGTACAGGATAACAACGATAACATTTGGATGTGTGGCTACAAAGATGGAGTAGAGGTTACTGCCTTCACTACAGCTTCAGGAACTGCAAAGGGAGATATGTCAGGATATACAATTACACTGACTGGCGAAGAGAAAGATAAAGCATACTTGTTAGATCAGGATGCAGGAGATACTCCATTCCAAGACTTCGCTACAGTTACTGTAGTACCAGCTTCATTGTAAGTAAAATTGTGCTATATTTAAAGCATGATATACTTACTAAAAAATACAGCAGCACAGCTCCTCTACCTTAGTCTTAAGGAAGGGGAGCTTTTGCTTGCTAATACATACACGCATTACTTGTTAGAACTAACGAACGAGCAGACACTTGAAAAGCTTTATGCTATCCCAACACAGATAGCTCAGAATGATAGGTATACTACCATTCAGATTGGCACCAATGCCAACATACCAACAGCTGCGAGCCTACTAATTAACTACCCAGCACGATTTAGCTACGTAGTTTATGGGCAGAATAGCAGCACTAACTTAGATCCTACAGATGCTGTTGTGGAAGGGGTAATCCAAATGGGTTATTTAATAGTAGAAGATTTAACTACCCCCCGATTTACAGAGCCTAACCTAACCATAGATTCAGACATTGCATACAATGGATAAAATAAAACACGCGGCACCTATGTTAGTTAATCTTGGCGCAGCAATGCCTCAGGAAGCTAACGAGAAAGAGACTCCTAAAGGATGGGTAACATTAGGTGAGGCAAATTCCTTCCCAAATTATTTAATTGATTTGTACTACAGCTCACCGGTGCACTCTGCACTTACTATGAGCATAGCTTTCATGATAGCAGGGAAAGAGATTAAGAGTAATAATCCTGCAGCTCAGCGTGAGATAGATAGACTTAAACTAAATAGCATTAGACGGCCTGTAGCATTAGATGCTAAGATGCAGGGAGGATATTACTTAGAGATTATTTGGTCAGTAGATAGAAATAGCATAGCTAAAATTAACGAGCTGCCCTATGAGAATTGCCGTCTTGCCGTTGCTAATGATGAAGATGTTATACCTGGCATTTATTATTCTAAAGATTGGAATGATATGCGTAAGAAGAAGAACATTCCGGTATTTATCCCGATGTACAACCCAACTTCAAAAGCAGATGAGCCTTCTCAAGTGCTATTTATTGGAGTGATGACACCAGGTAGCGCTTACTATCCTAAGCCTGATTACTATTCTGCTATCAATTACATAGAAATTACAAGAGAGATAAGCGAATTTTATAGAGCTTTCTTAAGTAATGGTATGGCACCTTCTTACATGCTGCACTTTAACAATGGCATCCCTGATCCCGAAGAGCAATTAGCTATCAGAAGGAACTGGGAGACTATGGTAGGCGCAAGAAAAGCAGGTAAGGTAGTATTTACTTTTAATGAATCATCAGATAGAGCACCTCGTTTAGACCTTGTGCCTATGACCGATGCAGATAAGCAGTGGCAAGAGTTAAGCACTCAGTCAAGAGAGAACATCTTAGCAGCTCATAGAGTTACTTCACCTCTACTATTTGGTATTAGAGACTCAGGAGGATTAGGTAGCAATGCCGATGAGATGAAGCAGGCTTACCGCATCTTTAATAAAAACATTATTGAGCCATATCAAAAAATTATAACAGATAGCTTTGAAGAGATATTTAAAGGTATGGGCATTGTGGCTGATATTTATATCGAGTCTAATGATATATTCAGCGACGAAATGGATGCGGCAATAGCAGCAACTACACCAACAACTGTTGCAGATAATGCAACAACTGACACTAATACAGCTGCACCGGTAGCACCAGCAGGAGCATCAGTAAGTGATGTAACTTATAACGGTGCTCAGATAGCAAGCGCTTTAGAAATTGTAGCAGCAGTAGGTACAGGAGCACTAACTGTAGAGCAGGCTATAGTATTCTTAGTACAATTCTTACAGCTTCCTATTGACGTAGCAACTGCAATGTTTGAGCCATCAGATGGTAGTGCTGTAGCTAAGCTATCAGCTCAAAAAAAAAAGACTAATTTAGATCCACAAGAGAAGCCGCCAATTTTCACAGATGAGGATGAGAATTGGTGGTGCGAATTCTTAGAAGATAAGGGAGAGATAGTAGATGAGGAAGAGTGGGAATTAATCGAAGCTGAGCCTGTTAATCTTGCGTCAGTTAGAAGCTATGCAGATCCTGATAAGCCATCTGAAATGGATAGCGGACTCTACAAAATTAGATACGCATACTCAAAGAATTTAAGTAAAGATAGTAGAAGATTTTGCAGGCAAATGGTAAGCGCTTCACGTGCTAACTTTGTTTACCGTTATGAAGATTTAACTGCTATGAGTGCAGATAGTAACGACCTTAACCCTAAGATGGGCCACAATGGCTCTACCTATAGCGTGTGGTTATACAAAGGATCAGTCAACTGTAAACATTTTTGGGAAAGAAGAGTTTATTTTAGAAAGAGAGATAAGGGAAGATTCATTGCAGATAATGGTTTAGAATCATCTGATGAGATTTCTGTATCTAAAGCAATCAGAGCAGGCATGCCTTTAAGAGATATAGCTAAAGGATTTGCTACAGCTAATACTCGCACTTTTGACTTGCCAAATAATGGCAGATACCCAGGAACAAATTAATACTATAAAACAATGGCAATAGCACCCGAAATATTATTCATTAACGAAGAGTTTTTAAAGAAATACACTCAGCTAAATGAGGCTGTAGATACTAATCTTATTCGCCCTGCTATTTACTTAGCACAGGATAAGTATATTACTTTATGGTTAGGTACAAATCTAACTAACAAGATTAAGAATGAGATAAGCGCAGGCACGTTAGCAGGAGTCTATGAGACTTTGCTAAATGAGTATATCGTAAAGCCTACTGCATGGTGGACCATGGTAGAACTGTATCCAATGCTGATGTATAAGCATGATAACGGTAACTTAGTTACTCGCCAATCTGAGAACACTACAGCCATTACTCAAGGTGAGCTATCAGCGTTACGCGATATGGCACGTGAGAATGCTAACTACTATACTCAAAGATTGGTAGATTACCTTTGTGCTAATAACTCAGACTATCCTGAATACAGCAATAACACAAGCCCTAACATTACACCTATCAGAGTAGTAAACAGGCAGAGCCAAATATCTTTTAGCAGAAGTATGAATAATATGGAGAGTCCATGGAGCAGATTTAATGTGCGAGACTTTACTAACTAAGAATGAAGCTAACAAAGGAGCAGCAAACACGTAAAGACTATGAGCGTAAGCTGAAGGTCTACCTAACTAAACGAGATAAAGAATTAAGAAAGAATGAAAGCACCAACAATAGAAGAGCTTAAAGCTCAATTCACAGAGCTGGGCTATAAGTGGCCTGCATTTCACATAGTAGGAATACGTAGCAAAGCTAATCTGCCTAACCAATTTGATGACCTTATCGGAATGGTGCAAGGTGATCAGGTGAAATGGTACACCGGTACCACTAACCCTGGTACATTTTGGCTTAATCATCCTATGAATAGCTTAGGCACAGCTGTACTTAAGTGCGGACAATACGTAGATACTTATACAATAGGCTTGCATCAGGGCAAATACACCGCTTTAAAGCAGTCAAAGAAAGTTACAGTGTTTAGAGATGCTGATAAGGATAGCGTAGCTGAGGAGCAAGGTAAAGAAGATACAGGGCTATTTGGTATTAACATACATAGAGCGAATGAATCTGCTGAATCAAAGAACGTAGATAAGTGGAGTGCAGGCTGCCAAGTAATGAATAACCCTAGCCAATTTAAAGAGCTCATTCAGGCTTGCATAAAGAGTGGTAAGAAGTCATTCACCTATACACTACTTCACGAATTATGAGTAATCATCAGCAACAAGTAGCAGAGGGAGTAACAGGAGCAGTTAGCAGCATTTTGTTAAGCGTGCCAGCATGGATGGTAGATGTTGAATTCGCATTAAAGATATTTTGTTTAATGCTATCAGCAGCTGCATCTATCTTTACGATATACAAGATGCGTAAGAAGAGATGAAATGGTTAAAGAGTGTATTTAGTAATGAAGGGGATGCGAGCTCTAAACGAGTAGCGTCTATCTTAGCATTACTTGTAT